AAAAATATCTATATATGATAGGTGGGTGACTCAATTTTTAATAATAAATTAGGAAATTATCTAAAGAAACTTAACGACCAATATAATAGTAAAGATAAATCATTAACAGAAATTCTTAAGTCATTTAGTCAAATTAGTAGTGAATATAATGAATTAAATGAAGTTAAGAATCAAATTGAAACACAATATAGTTCAAACAATTATGCAGAATGTACTGAAGAGGAACAGGAGGATTTCTTTTCAGACCAATTACAATTTATTGAAACACTTGTTGTTAATAGTATTTATGAAAAGTCCGGTATAATTTGGAACTGGGGAGATATCTATAACTTAATGAAAGATCCATCTTATAAGGCTGTTGATAAAATTAATCGTAAGGTTGTTTATTCATCTTCTTCAAATCAGCGTCCTATTGGTGATATGTCTTATAATATTTGGAATGGACTTCAGATTATAGATATTGATATTAAAGATGCTGAACTTGCAAAGAATATCAAGCAGTTCTTATTTGAAGACTTAAAGCAATATCATTGGTTTTTAGGTTGTTGTATTTCTGCATCAGGAAAATCTTGTCACGTTTGGACAAAGATTACACCTATTTCAATTGATTTAAATAGTCGTCGTATTGAATATATATGTAACTTTAGACATAAATATTCATATGTTTATATTGTATTAATGAAGCATTCAAAGACTTATGGATATACAAAGGAGGATATCTTTAAGTATATGGATATGGCTATGTGTAAACCACAACAAGGTATATTTATTGCAGCTGATGATAAAGCTTTACTTAATACAAACTTCAAAGATTTAAGACTTGATGTAAATTTTGAATCTGCTTTTCAAAGTGGTGTAACAAGTATTGATTGGATATCACATCCTGACTTAAAAGATATATTTCATAAACTTGAATGGTTTAACTTAAATACAAATACAACTGAGGATGTTGAAATAACAAATATCTCAGGTATTAATGATAGAGATGTATCAAAAAGTAAAGGACGTCGTCACTATAAACACGCACAACGTTGGCAGCTTGCAAATACATTAACTTCAATTTATGGAGAGCAAAAAGCATTGGAAATAATGATTGAAATTTGTGATGGTACATCAAGACGAGAATTAGCAGGAGACGTTCGTACTGCGGCAATTCATGATAAACCAATTTCTATTTGGGCTGTTAAAGAATTGAATAAAAATCATGGATTTAAATTAACTGTTAAAGCAGATAATACATTTACTGAAGAACAAAAGACTGAGGAAGAAATAAAGGATGCAACAGTTGCAGGTTTGGATCCAACAAAGATATTAAATGAATCTTCAACATCAGTAATATTACATATGAAGAATAATCAATATCTTTCTGACTTAAAAGATGAAATCATTGCAAACTTATCACATATAACATTGCTTGAAGCAGGTGCAGGTTATGGTAAAACTGAAATGATTAAAAGTCTTAAAGCAAAGACATTATTGATTCTTCCGTTTACTTCAACTATTAAAGCAAAGGTTGAAGCTGATGAAAAGACTTCTGATTGGTTATATTTTTATGGTAATAAAAGACCAACACTTGATGATATATTAGGTGATAGAAATATGTCAATGACTATTGACAAATTCTCTCGTCTTAATGTATTTGAACTTGACCAAGCAGGATTTGAATATATTGTAATTGATGAGTCACACTTATTATTTACAAGTTCATATCGTGATGTTATGTCACCAACAATTCAGCGTCTTGCAAATTGTAAGGCAAAGATAATTATGATGACAGGAACACCAACAGGAGAAATGTTGTTCTTTCCAAATATTAAACATATTAAAGTAATCAAAGAGGATTATAGAGTAAAGGATTTTGAAATACACATGGTTCCAACAAATATTGAGAAACTTGTTGATATGTGTGATGCTATGGCTCAAGATATAATTGATGGAAAGAAAATATTGTTTCCAACAAATAAAGGTAATTTGTATTTTGAACAAGTAACAGGATTAATACAGAATTATCTTATGAAGAAAAACTGTACAAAAGAGCTTAAAGCATTTTATTATAAGAAGTCTAATTATGGAGAAGAGACAATGGAAACTATTAACATTGATAAATCAATTGGACTTAACGATATAATATTCTGTACAAACTATTTGTCAGTGGGTGTTGATATTTGTGATAGATATAAGTTTAGTGTTTATTTCAATGAAACGTGGATAGCACAAGATATTGAACAGTTTGCAAATCGTCTTCGTAATAATGATTTGTATATTAAATTGTTTTTGGAGAAAGAGGATTCTACAGGAACACCAATTAATTATAAGTATATCAGTCCTTTAGATTTAAGTTTCAGTGAAAAGGATTTGTTGTTTGCACGAGACTTAATACAGACTTGTAATGATATGCTTGAACGTAATAATGAGGAATCAAAATATAATCCTCTTATTCAATCATTATTGTCATCAAATAGATATCTTAAATATGATGAAAATGATTGTCGTTATTATATTGATGAAACAACATATAAACTTAAAGTATTCGAAGAAAGATATACTGAATATTCAAAGCAATTAAAGGTATTAGAAACAGGAATGCAATATTATGGATATACAGTTAATCTTATCGAATCTAATAAGAGAGTTGATGAAGATATAAGTAATGATACTGAAAACTTCTTGCGTCAATGTCGTAATTATAGATACAATTATAATACAGCAGAGACATTTAATTTCTTGAATCATCTTGATGATGGAAATATTGATATTTATAAGGAGTTGTTAAAAGGTTCATATAGTATATTCAAAGATGATGAATATAAAATTGAAAGAGAAGAAAACAATTTATATGCAAAAGATATTGAAATATTGGAAAAGAATATACCTATTGTTATTGGTCTTTATAAGTTTTATGATTGTGATACTATTAAAGATATCTTTGAGTATTGTGTAGAGAAAAAACAAAATAGAATTAATTACACAAAACTTAATCGTATAAGAAAGTTCGTTCAAATAGAATCTAATCGTAAAAGAAAAAGATTGGATTTTCCTGTATTGAAATTTGTAAAACAATCACAAGACTGGGCACGTGCTCATAGTAAGACAACACAAGAAGAGATAAATAAGTATCTTGCTGATTATGCAGTGGGATATGCAAATTCAATTAAGAATGTAGTTGTTGAAGATAAAGAATATCTTGAGACTATATTTGAATTGACAAAAGACTTATGGAAAATAATTGTGTTACAAGGAAGATCTAATAAAGGTGAATTTGGTATTATTCCATTTGAATTGCTATGGGAGAAGAAAACTGATTTAACAGATGTGTATGGTGGTTCTGAATTAACAAAGACATTCTTTATTGAAGAATTAGTTGATGAAATGAAAGATGACTTTGATGAAGATGAAGATGAAATTAATAAGCCATTTGAATTAACTGAAAAGAAGAGAATTGCTGATATAACAAATGAATTACCAAATGTTATTCATAGACCTTATGGATATTATGAATATTCAGAGATGGATAATTCTAATAATAGATTTATGAGAAAGCAAGAAAATACAAATACATTGAGAGATGATATATTTACTCAAGATAATGTAGAAAAGACTGATAAGAAAAATAAGAAAGATGATATGAAAGATCTCTTTGAATCTATTGAAGAATAAATACTATTTTATTAATATATGTTAAATGATGCCGATGATGATTATCTTACAAGTATGGCAATTGGTTTATTTGTAAGTAATCGTATAAGTAAAAAGATTAGAAATATGGAAAACAAAGGTGGAGTATTGAACGGTGAGTTCATTAAGAAACATTTAGAAAGAGAAACAGAACTTGAAGATAAAATATTTGAACTAGAAGAACGAATAAAAAATATATCATCTAAAACATTTGGAGATGATACAAATCCTGAGGCGTATTATTCAAAAGATTCTGTATATTATACAATATTACAAGGAATGATTCCTTATATGTCAATATCATTGTCACATGAAGATGAGGTAATTAAAGTTAATGTTGATGATTGTCCTATTAATGGTCATCTTGCAAAATATTTAGAATCATTAAGAAGAGAATATTCAGAACAAATTGAAAAAACACCATGGGGTATGCCAGTATTCAATACAAGTAAAAGTCCATTTATATTAAAAGTAGATTATGGGAATGAAGCAAACAGCAAAGTAACTGCAGCACCACAAGTTAATGCAGGATTATCTGATACTGTTGATATTGCTTCAGTAATGCCCGAATATGAAACAAAATATGGGTTAGGTGGTAAAGCATATAAAAATTTTAATTGGAAATTTCATTAATGCATGAAAGAATTGGTCAAAACGGATTAGCATCAGAATTTATAAAGAATCAAATAAAAAAGAATACTGAACTTGAAAATCAGATATTAGAACTTCAAGAAACAATATCTTTATTGAAAAGAGAACCAGATAATGATTATGCATTATATCGGAGTATATTAGATATGATTATTCCTAATCTTAAATTTGAATATACTCAAGATGGTTATATAATAAAGATAGATCCACCATTAGTAATGCCGCTTGAACATATAAATGAATTAACTAAAGAAGTACAAAAATATAAAGACAATATAAAATGATATTTATTTTTCGTCAATATGATTCACAAGTAAGAATAATTATATATGCAGAATCATATTTAGAAGCAAAAGAAACATTGTTTGAATTAAATCCTTGGGCTGACAAAGTATACAACATTCTTGAATATAAAATGTATAGTGTTGATGATGTAATATATCACGATACATTAGGAATTGAATATGATATGGGAGGATATCCTCGTATTATTTCAGAAGATGAATTTAAGGAATTAGAAAAGAATAAAGCAATTCTTGATGAGCAATTTAAGAATATTCATAATACAAAAGTATTGACAAAAAAGTTTGCTGGAGAAAATACTAATTTATTATCAACTGAAGAATTTGTTGGTCAATTAAAAAATCATGCAGAATCAGTTGGTAAAATTAAAAATAGTATTTATCAAATGATGCGAGTTGTAGGAGATATTTGGGTTAAAGAATTTAAATCAAAATATTTAAATAATAGCCCACGTTATAGAGTATATGGTAAAAGCCGTTATCAATGTGAAAAATATCTTAATGAATTAAATGAAAAATTAAATACAGATTTTTCTACAAGATTTGATACAGTATTATTAATAAAGAATTTTAATGATTTTACTGAAGAGGATGTATCAAATTACAAAATGATGATTAATTATATGAAAGAAAACAATATCAATAAATTTCCATTTAGTACATATAAAGAAGAGGCACAATACGTTCCTCTTTATTTTATATTTGTTCTTTCAAATGCAACTTCTATTCCATTCTTAATATCTAATTTAGCATTTCTTCTTGACTGTTTATTCAATCGATGCCTATCATATTTATTCCAATATCCATGATCCCATAATGTACTTGTATTTTTATATAAATGCAGCCAATTAGATCTTTCTTTCGCTTCTTTCCATGATTCAGCTTTATGCCAATGTGTATCTCCTATTGTTTGTGTTCCTGCATATCTTTTATCATTTGGATATGCTTCATCTTCGGATACTTTAATATTTTTACCCCACCCAATTTGATAGAATAATTTAACTCTTGAATTGTACTTATTAATTGTACGTCTACGTCTTTCAGCT